TTCCCAGCAATGAATCCATGCCTAGAATTTCTGTTCTTATTAGGCTTAAACTTCGAGTTGTGACCTTAGCCATGTCAACGGTCGCGGTCTCAAAGTTCTTGAAAACAACCACTGAATCTTTGATATATTTACCAAGAACGGCGGCACCAAGCGTACCACCAAGTATTACGCCAAACTTTTTAACAGCTTCAGACGCACCCCCCATTGACTTTTTTGTGGATGTGCCAAAACCCTTTGTGTTCTTTTCTGCTTTATCTATTTGGGAATTAAACTTACCTAATCCTGTTGTTTCAATTGCTACCGATGCAACACCTAACCTCATGTTTCCGCTTCCTTATCCCGTTCCCGCTTTTCACGCTGGTATCGGATCAAATGTTTTGAAAGGTATAAAATCTTGGTTGTCAGTTCGGCTCTGTGTTTCTTAATTTCAAGTTCGTCTAAGATTGTTTTTATGGCTTCAATCTTAATCGAGACAACCTCACCGGAACCGCTGATGTTTAACTGGTCATCAATATAAGAATATTTGTCTAAAGCATCGGCATTCCCGCGTAAAAGTTCTGGTCTGCATGTGTGGCATGGTGGTCCGTTTTTCTTTCGCTCTTTGTCTGCTTTTGTGTCCCATCTTGAAGGGGCATAAGCATGTTGACATTGTTCACAAGGCAGATGATCTATTCCGCTGAACCACCTGGCGAACTCTTGGAGTTTTTTCTTTCTTTTTCGAGTTCCTTTTCGGCAAGGTCTTTGTGCTTTAAATAAAACTCGTCGAACATTTTCATAAAACCGTTTTCAGCACTGAACAACACCTTGTTAACGTCATTACATTCGAGGGGCGTTCCATCTTTGTCAAAAAAGTTTTTCCAACTACGAACTTTTCTTATCACGCCCAACTCACGGAACAGCACACCTTTTGGTTTTAACTTTGGGCTTGCTTCACCCTTCAAGTATTCAATGTAAAGATCATTTGTATCTTCCATTAACTGCTGTTCTGCACCCTGATTTAAATAAACAAGTTCAATTTCTCCCCCGCCCAGGTCTTTCGGGACTTTGTACGTTGCCACAAATTCTTTTGCTATTCTCATACGCCTTTTTACCTTTCATAGTAAAAATAGAAGGGGGTAGATGCACCCACCACCCCTCCGGCTCTCTTGCAAGAGCTTTAATGTTTACGCAACTCCACCATGAAGTGCGGTTCCGTCTATCGCTGATTCAGTGGTCAATGAACCCTCACAAGTAAGGGTGATTGTTCCTGCGGCAACGGTTTTAATTATGTACTGACCATTACATGAGGTTGAACCCTCAATAATCAGGGTTTGTGCGGCGACAAATTCATCGGTTACAAACAAACTGCCGGACCCGGTAATGGTATCCTCTGTACCGGAACCCTTAACAAACTCAACATTGCCGTAAACGTCTGACATGTGCACCGTGAAAAACGCATAATCACCGTTACAAACAATTTCACCGTCATAAGCAAAGGCATCACCCTTACTAACTTGAGGAAAATTAGCTTTAAGTATTTCCATGCCAGTTGACGAATCGTTTGCGGTATCAACGGTCAAAAAGTCTGTGGTGTTAAGATATGCCCGGATATCGGTGTGGGCTGCACCGGTCTTTAGCCTGGATTTTAAAACATCCTGACCCGTGGTGTCGCCGTTTACCATGTACCCGCTATAAGTCAAAGACCCGCGTTTTCCAGACCCGGCATACTGCCGACCAAAGTCATTGCGAAATTCTTCCAACTCAATTTTATTTCTTTCATAACCGGGGACTCCTATTTTATTTAGCCCCTTAACCGCAACTGTGTTTGTCGGATAACCAACAACGATGGCGGCATCTTTTGCCATTACATAACTTATAGTCATTTTTGTGTTACTCCTTTTGCATTAATAAACTGAAATCAATCATTGATATCCAGTCACCCGTTTTTGGGTCTTTTATTGCCGGGATCTGAACTTCACGCATTAACTGAACCGTATTGTTTCCGGTTACGGTCAAGGTTGTGCCGTCAAACAGTGTCCGGGCCTTGTCAATAGTTTCTTCCGCTTCCTGTGGTGTCTTTGCATCCGAAACAACTTTTACTTGAACAAATTCTCTGTCCATATCAGCGTCAAAGGTGTCTTGCTGTGATACCGAATGGATCATAAAGGTTGCATATGGTTTGTCTTCATCCTGTGGCACATTACCTTCAGGATAGAACCGACCCTGCACAAGAGCAGTACCGCCAATTGCGGTATTAAACGTGTTGTCTGTCACTCCTTTGGTATTTATGGCTACTGCTAAAGGCCAAGACATTACTTCAACCTGTGGTTAAAAAGTTTTTTAATGTTTGATTCGTTTCCTGTCAGTGCGTCTCTCAAGGATGATTTTTCCAACTCCCTGAAAATGGAATAGTCAAGGTTAGAACCAATAACGCCAACAATCTCGTTTTGTGATCCGCTAGGCTTCCCGATTCCGTCATCCTCTGTTGACATTTGCCTGTTTTTTGTCTTACTACTAACGTGTTCTTTTACTTCCACGCTTGCTCTGGCAGGGCCGTCTGTTGAGATGTTCCATGTAATTGATGCTCTGTGCCGCCCGGTATCGACCTCAACATCGTTTGACGCATCAGCCTGAACCAACATACAAGCCTCCTTTGTGGCATCTTCGCTAATGTCATAGATTTTGCTTTTAAGCTGATTACCGTGCCACTTAACACTCATTTTTCTCTCACCTGAAAAACATAAACCGCATCAGCCGGGTCTTTATTGAAGTCCTTAATCTCGTAATTTATGCTGTCCATCGTCATTTCATCTTCCATTTGGGAAGTGATTGACTGAGCATCGAGTAAACGTTTTTCAATCATCACCTTTGAATCTTTGGGTGATATGACACCGCCTGAATTGTAAATTTCATGTTGCTTAAACGAGAGAACAGGTACGTTGCTTATGGTCTTGTTTGTGAAGGTTGGAGCACCATAACCACCACCCATAACCCTTGTGCCTTTTGTCCATACACGGTAAGTGATCGTTTTTCTGACATCACCTAAGACAGGCAGCCCGGTTTCAATGGCCTTAGCTATCATGGCTTTCATACCCATGAGTTACGCCCTCTCCAAGACTATATTTATTCCACCCGGAACAGAGATGGTGTAGTCACGAACAAGGTTTGCAACATATCCGGGAATCATCCGTTGACGGTCGGCTTTGTCTTTTTCTATTTCAATTTCACCAACCTTGATGTTCTTAACGCCCTTGTCTTCCGCTTCTGCCTGTCTGTCTGCTCCATGCAGGTGGTATGCCTGTTCGTATGTGGCAAGCTTCTGGCAGTCTTTGGGGTCATCAATTTCAACCGTGTAATTCCACTCAATATGGTTATAAAGAATGGTTGTTGCTTCGATTAATAGTTGGCTTTGCTGATCTTCCGTTAACGCGTCCCATGTTGCTTTTTTATGGTAAGATTCGTCAAAATAGGCAGTAGCTTCGACTAAAGTCACAAAGCAATTACTGGTTGTTATGGTTGCCATTTTTACTCAACTTCTATGTATTTTTTGGCATCATCAATACCAATTAATTCAATTAATTTTTTTGCTTTTTTGTCGGGTTCGAAATAGTTAGACAGGACTTTTGCATGCCCCAGGGTATGACCTTCCCGCCCGGCAACACCCTTCATGCCAACACACACGTTTTCACCTTCATCGTATGTCTCTTTTGAACCTTCCCACCTAGACCACATTGAAAGATCAACCGAACCCGCATCAATCCTGTTACGTTCTTTTTCTTCAACGATATGTCCGGGTTTGTTTTCGCAAATATCAGAAAGGAACTGATAAAATGGCCTGTTATATGCGGTTAAACACATAGCCGGTCTTTTTGTTTCTCTGACAACATGGAAACTTCTATATGGAATATTCCAATAAAAAAATGTGCGCTGACCCACAAGGTCTGACTTTTTAAGGTGTTTTAAGGAAAGTTCAAAATAGTCGGGCCTATACCAATCATCATCTTCCATCATCACAACGCTGTCATAAATAACGTGTTTTAGTGCTTCGTGAATGTTTAGACGCAAGGTATGGTTCGGCTCGTTTTTTCCTTTTTTCCTTCGGACATAATGACAGCCTTCACGGTCGGCTTTCGGCATGGCGCGCTTCCCGTCATCAACAACTATCCATTGAAGGGGTTGAACGGTCTGCCGTGCAAAATATTCCTTACAGATCCTAAAGGCTTTTGTTCTGTCACCTGTGGGGGTGATTACGGTAAAGGGGAGTTTCTTCCTTTCAGGTGTAACCCAATTAGTTACAAACCCTTCGGTGTGTAATTTAATCTGTTTCTTCATCTGCTTAAGGTGGGCCAGGCGGTTCGGGTCTTCATAAAGTTTACCGAGCCGTTTATCCTGTGGGTAGTCTTTTGACATACCAACAACTGTGTCAAATGAAATGAAACAAACCTTCTTACAACCCATTAACCGGGCAAGTTCAATCGCGGCAATAACCGAACAGCAGTTACCACTGAGAACAGATTTACCGTTACTTTTAAGGCCGTAATCTTTTTGAAGGTCAAAAATGTATCTTTCGGGATGCTGCTCAAACCATTCCCCGCTTTCTTTTTCATGCAGAATCAGCGGGGCTTTTTTGGGTTTAACCATACAGGCGGGTTTACCGTCTTTTTGCTGTGAAAAAACAGGGTACGAGGGCGGGAATTCCAACGGTTCTACGATCAGTATCGATTCGTTTAAGGTTATAACCGGGCCAACCCCCATACCACAAGTTGTAATATCTTCTTTATTTAGATGAGACAATGACGGACCCTTGCCAACAATATAGGCAGTCTGTCCGTCAAATTTATTCTTTAACTCTGATACAGATTTCGTTTTACCTTTCTTAATAATATGTGCATTCTCCGGTTCAGTTCCGTTAAGGATATCAAGGTAAAACTGTAGCGCGGTTCCGTTTGAGATTTCTTCTTTTGACCAGACCGCATAACATAGCCGTGAAAAGTAATCATGAAGTGTTACGTGATCGGGAAAGTAGGGGGTCTCAATGTTCTTTAACTCAGTATTTGCCAACTCTTTGTACATGGCGTTTTCTGAGCAGAACACCGGGATTCCTTTTAACAGTGCGAAATGCGCTGAATTTGATGTTTCACAAACAACACAATAAGCACCGCCTAAATCTGTATCAAGAGGGGTTACTTTTGGGTCTGAACTTTGAATACCGTCAATAATAGCCGAAACAACCGGGTGAGGTCTGAACCTGACTGGCCTGTCGGTATATCTTTTGATTTCTTCTATGACCTTGACCATCTTTTCGTTAGTTTTGGCGCTCTGACCAATAACGAGGATGTAACCGTCAATTTTTTGTCTGCTCTCAAAAGAAATGCCGAAAGACTTAAGCCTATCATCAGGACACGCAAATTCGGGCAACCAGTAATGTTTTTGAATGCCAATAGAAAAACAATCTTTTCCGCCTAAATAACCGTTTTCAAATACAAGGGATTTAACATTTACCTGGTTGTAGGTTTTAATTATTTCCTTTGACTTCGTTCCTGCACCGCCATAAATAGCGATAAAGTTAAACGGTTCTCTTTGGTCAATATTGAATGCCGCTGGCGGATAAAATTTTGGGTTCAAACTTAAAAGCCTGAAACCATCCGATGCCTCCGTTAAAACATTTGTGCTTGGTCTTGCGTATATCCCGACTCTTGGATTCAATTTGAATCATCCTCCGTTTTGTTTTTCTTTAACAATTCAGCTGCTTCTTCAAGCTGTTTCTTTTCTACAGCCCGTTTTTTCTTCAACAGTGCAACAGCTTGTTTGTCCGGTCTTTTGTAAGAGCATCCGCACCTTTCAACCGCTTCGCGCGCGTCTACTGAGTTCGCAAACTCTAACTTTTTTCCTTCATCGTCATAAACGGTGAACATGTTTTTTCCCATTTTGGTTTATTACTTTCCAATTCTCGAAATCATGGTGATGCTTGGACTTGTCCCGGGAATGGTTGTGTATATTCGGATATACTGGTAATTTGTACCGTTTCTTTCATTGCTGAAGGGAACCATGTACCGACCGACTGTACTGTCAACATCACTAACAAGAACGTCAGCGTTACCAAGCTCAAGGATTGCGAGTGACTCATACGTATCTGCAAAAGCCGAGTCAGATGAACCCTGTATTGCGATCTGATAAAGCTCATCCCGGTCGTTAATGGTTATTGCTGTTACATCAATCACAACCGTGCCATCGAATTTTCCGGTTCCAACATCAATTATTTGTGCAGACTCATCAACTAAACCAGCTGCGCTTTCAATGATTGCCCCCGCGTCAGTTAGTTCAAGCTCCGAATCAAAAGTTCTGTTTTCTCTCATTGTTCTTTGTACCTTCCTAATTTATATTTGTTTGATTACGCTGTTACTGTGGCGTTCTTGATTCCGTAAAGCCTTGCCGCTGCCCGTCCGTGATAAACAGAAATGCCGTTGTACCATTCAACTCTTGTCCGGTAGACAGACTTCTCTTCAAGCTCACCAAGATCACGCACATCAATTGTTCCGTTCTGGATGCCGCAAAGCATACCTTCAGACATGTTCCCGCAATAAATTGAAGTGGATGCCGCAGTGGACCCGGTTGAGGCGACTTCGGTAAAAGGAAGGATCTGATTGCCCTCGTTATCTTCATCAGCAATCAAAATCGGGAGATCGTTGTACTTTGCAATCTGTTTTCCGAATGCGTCTATTTCCCATGTAATGTTTCCACCAACTGAGGTTGTTCTTGCTGCAGCGGTTAAAAGTCTTCGCAGCGTTTTGTTCATAAGCAGGAAGTTCGGATTACTAACAGCATCGATAATCTCGTCAAGTTTTAACAGGGAAAGTGCGTCACCCGCGGCTGAACTACCGGCTGCAATTAACTGGTTGCCTGTGATTCGGGCCTGAAGACCGTCAAAAACTGCATTGTTTGTCTGTGAATCACCCTTAATAAATTCCTTTGTCCATCTCAGCGCAATTGCCTTAATCTTCATTGTTTCCTGTGTGCTTCTCTGATCCATTCCCATTGTGTCAACGATAAACTTATCAACATCAAGATCACCACCCACAATTAAAAGCGGTTCAGTTATTGGGTTTAAAATTCCCGTGCTTTCGGTATATCCTGAATTTACACCGCGGAAACCGACACCGGGAAGGGTCTCTTCCCTGTTATATTTCATTGCACTACCCTGTATTTCCTCAAACGGTAAGAACTGAAGAACATCAGTGCTACGCGCAAATGTTTCAATGACAGCCGATTTAACTACATCACCTGAATGTTTTTTTGCTGCCTCTACTAATGTTAAAGCCATATTTTTCTCTCTTTCTTAATTTAAACCGCCGTCTTTTGCCTGTGTAGTTTCAACCGTTCACCTGGCGGTAGTTTCTGGAACTCTGCATTATTGTTTGTGTTATTCGTGTTGTTTGTGTTTCCGGGGGCACTACCTCCAAATGATTCGGGGAATGCTGAAGCAAAACCTTTTTTATGGCCGAACTCTCCAACCAGCTGGAACAGTGTCATGTCCGCACCGCTGTTATCTCCGACCCGAACCTTGCCGGATTCGTCAAGCACTTCAAACCGGAACCCACCCGCGTCTTTACGGTGGGCTTTTGTGCTTTTTCTGATAGGGTCATACAAAACTTCGGGATCACCCTTATGCAGCGCAATGGCCTCATTAATCGCGGCTCTGACAACGTACTCTTCAACATCAACATTTAGACCACTGATTAGATCGTCTCTTTCCTTGACAATACCGCCCCACTTTTCCTGGATCTGATTTTCGCGGTCCTGCATCTCTTCTGAGGTTTTGGAAATAGCTGTTTTGTATTTCTCTTCACTTGCGACAAGCTCATTTATTTTTTCAGGGGTTAGTTCGCCGATCACGCCCTGAAGTTTTTTAATGTCCTTACTTGCCGCTTTGCGCTGTTCTCTTTCGTCTTCCAGTGCTCTTTTAAGCCCACTGACATCAGGAAAACCACCATCAACATCAAGAACAAACGTCCCGTCTTTCTCGACATATATGGATTTATGTGCTTCCGGTACTTCATCACTCGTTTTGTAATTTATTGGTAACGCCATGTTTTCTAACCTCTCGTTAGGTCTTCGCCGGATCACCCGGTAAAGAGTTTTTGTTTTTTGGGCGTATCTCACGACCCGTTTTTGACAATAAAAAAAGGCCCGTTAAAGTCAGCAATTGCCAACCTTAACGGGCCTAGTTTGAATCTTACCCACTATAGAAATAGTGAATAAGCCTTATTAGAATCCCTAATGGTTTTTAAAGATCGTTTTCTGTTATGAGTTTACATGAGTTTATTCCACCCTCGGAAAGATTAACCTCAATTCGCAGTTTCCCTGTAAATTTTTGGGTAATCTTTTCTTGTATGGTGCTCCTTATTTTTGTGATTAATTCAATTAGTTTCTTCATTATATAAACTATTGTTTCATAGTGGCTTACGATTTCAACTGTTATTTGAGGGTGGGGTGGTTTTTTTATCCCTCCCCCACATTGAACGGTTATTGTTTTGTTTATGTCGTCAACTTCGGTTATGGTACACGGCTTGCCGTCACAGTAAACGTCTGAAATATCTTCGCCGCTGGTCAAACCGGGGAATAAGTCTTCTAACCGGAGCACCATTTTTTCGCCAGCTTCCCACATCCCACTATCCGTCATCGTCTTCTTCCATTATTTCTCCCTAATCCAAATACAAAACAAAAGGTTCTTTCTTCCACATGGCCTGACAGAAGAAGTAAATCATTCGATCATCAACACCGTGAAAGTAAACGTCAACTATTGGGCCGTCATTAAGAGTACAAGACATTAGAATGTCGTCTTCATTTCGTGTTATTGAAATTATACCAAAATTAACATTATCATCTTTAGGATTACACGGTATTACAAACTCTTTTAAGCTTGAGCAGTCAGCATTGAATGTCCCCCTATATAAAAACCTTATTGAATTACCTAAAAATGGCCCCCGGAAAGATTCTCTGAACTCTTGAAGCGTTATAGCATCTTTAGCTAAATTATCAGGTAGCTTAATTTTTTTAAGCCCGGCTATGGATTGCTGATCAGGTTCACCATATTTAACCATTAATGTCATATCTGTTCCGTTATAATCCATTATTTCTCCTATACACATTTTGTTGTTTCAGCCCACCGCAAAACCATATCTTACGGAGCAGTAAACATTCCACGCACAAAACCCCACAAATAAAGAAAGGCTGAAACCAGACATAGAATGGTGCTCGTTGGTTTGCACATAATAAGCACTAAAAAGAATAAGGGAATAAAACAAACCTTTGTGATAAGCATAAAGGTTCCAGTTTATCCATTCTAAAATCCACGGGAGTTTCCCAATTAAATATTCCATCACGCCCGACCCTTTTTATTGGTTGCTTTCTGGTTATCTAAAATATTTTTAAACACCTTTAGCTGTATCATTACACCACTAATAAAACCAGAAAACCATCTGTAGGTTAATTTTCTTTCAAAAAAGTATATTGTTTGAAGGTGTTCAATGTTATGGTCATCTACAACAGATATTCTAATATGAGCCATTATTTCTCCTTAAGTTTATGCCACCTTATCCAATTTCGGCAAATCTGCCAATAACTTAGGCCGCCCAGACTGATCCACAAGCTGCCTGAAGGACTTAACCTTACCTGTGCGCCAGAGTTCGGCTTTTGTGATACCTAATGATTTGTTTTGGTCTGCTATCGACCATGTTTTTAGCCTTTTCTCGAAGTCTCTATCAACCGGAAGTTTGCCGTCTAACAGATATTGAACTTTCTGAGATTGGCTGTCTATTCCAAGTTCCTTCGCCGACTTAAGAACGGCGGTTGAGCTGCTTCGGCAACCCCAATGAATTGAGCCGGGGCCGCCCAGCCAGGGATATGAATGCCCAATAGGTTCGTGTGTGTCTGCCGTATAAAGTAAACCGTTTCTAACTATACATTCAGGGGTTGTGCTTGGGTCTATAGTTGACAACCATGCCACGCCAAGCAAAAGGTGACTATTAGCACTAAATTGTGCCTCCCTTGCCCTGTTCGTCACCGTCTGCACGGATGTCCTGACAAGCGTTTTGGCTGTCTTGCGGCTAATATCAAACCCCATACCGCCCTTATTCTTAGGGTCTCTTAACCGGGCAATCAACGTTCCCAATCCCTCACCCCTAAAAACCCCCTCGGTCATGGCACGTTTAAAACCATCATACATATTTGCACCATCAGATGCCCACCAATCAGCAGAGGGCGCACCGTCAATTAGGGTGTTTACCGCCAGCTCCTTTAACAGTTCCGGGGTCACGGCAACGGTTGAGACCATAGAACCAGCAACCTCTTGAGGTAATACGCTGACAAGCATACCGTTTGAATAGACGCTTTCAGACAGTGCCAGTTCTTTAAGGTTTGACCCCATGTGTTTATTGATACCCCGGTATCCCGTCCTGATCGTTTCTTTTGTCTGTTTCAGCAGGGCCTTTAATCTGGCCTGTCGATAAACGGAGCGGGTTGGGCTTGTCGGGTCAAACTCTGCAATATCTTTCCGCAGGTTGATTTCGATACCGTCTAACATTTTTAATACTTCACCCTTGATGTGCGATTCATACCGGCTGATATCAACCGCACGGTGCATCACTTTATCAAGGATTAGTTCATTCGCTGTTTTTTGCATTTTTAACCTTTTGATCTGTTTTAGCATTAACAATATTTTTTCACACCACCTTACAATAGCAAGCCCTTTTTTTGATGCTTTTTAGGGGTATAACCTTCTGTTTTTACTGGTAAAAATCAATATAGTACGTAAGGTGTTGATTTTACGCCACTATTTATTTTACTAATAATACATTTAGGGGTTGACAAAGTGTTACAATGTGTTATTATTAAGATATAACAAACAATTAATTAAGGGGATAAACAATGGAAAAACTATTAAAAAAAATGCCTGGTAAAATAATCATAACATCTGGCGAACGTGACAGTGACAGGGGTTTTGTCAAAACTTACACTGGCAAACATACACAACGAGCAATCAAAGCGTGGTTAACCAAAGAGCGTTGTGGTGGTGATCGGTGGGCAAGCGCAAAAATATACAGCCACGAGTCTAATGCGGGCGAGGTCTTTGTTAATCTTGAGACTGGAGAACTGTGCGCTTACTAACCTATAACAAAAAAGGAGAATGATATGGAAAAAATATCAATGAATCCAAAAGTATATATGCACATAATGACCGGTTCTGTTGGCTATCGTGATGAGTGGGAAAGTGAAGATATTATTGAAGTTGAAAGAATAAACGGTGAATGGGTTGAGGTGGATAAGTGATAAAAACTAAACACAAAACGATAAGGCTACCACTAGATTTAATCGCTAAAATAAAGGAAGAGTCCGAAAAAGAAAACAGGAGTTTTGGCAATTGCGTTATTACAATTTTAAAGGAGTATTTTAAAAAATGAAGGCAATATCTATCAAACAGCCTTGGGCCTCAATGATAGCAAACGGTGAAAAAACACTTGAAACCCGTACCTGGAATACAAAACACCGTGGAGAAATTCTAATTGTTGCATCTAAAAATCCTAAAATTGAGGGGCTGCCTACTGGGGTGGCCCTATGTATTGTAACAATAGTTGGTTGCCGAGATATGTTGGTTTCGGATGAATCTAATGCGTGTTGCAAGGTTTATAAAAACGCCAAGGTGTGGGTTTTAGATAAAGTAACAAAGATAAAACCCTTTACGGTAAAAGGTCGTTTATCAATTTACGATGTTAAAATCCGGCACTTATAACCCTTCATAGTTAAATCGTTATAAAATTTTTCTTGTTCTATTTCGCTAGAACACTCTATTACTACCTCAAAAATACTTTTAAGATCTTTACCACGGTCTTCCTTTTCAGCATCTTTATCCTTAAAATAACTATCCTCAAACATTTCCATGTCAAGTTCTGGAAGATCAATATCCATCTTTAATTCTTCAAAATCAAGCTCATATCCCGGCTCATTAAAAAACTCATATAACCCGTCCTGTGTGATCTTGCCGTAATTGGAGTTAAGCTGCAGGAGAAGTTCTTTGGCTTGTTTCCGGTTTTTGGCATTAATAAAAACAGTCGGCAGCGGTGGGATAATATACCCATCATCTTTCAACTTTTGTAGAGTCTTTTTCCTCTGGTGAGCGTCAATGATAAAATTTGTCTTACCGCTTTTCCAGACGAACATGGGGAAAGAAAAGCCATATTTCAGAATAGACTTTTTTAACCGCTCATAATTCTCTTTTGATAAATCTTTTAAATTGCCCTGCAGTTCTGTGAAGCTATTAAGGTCAATGTTCTTTGTACCGGTACATTCTATTTTTATTTCTTTGGTCATATCTACTTGCATTTCCCCTTAAAATATTCTAAACTATCTATATGGATGATCCCTTTATCTGCTTTGATGAAGTTAAACCAACCGAGGTCGGCTATTACCAATGGCGCAATTTTAACCCTTCCTGTAAGGGAAACGTTGGCTATAATGTCTTTTACCTGTTCCCGGACATGACAGCCCTGTGTATTGGAGCCGGTGTCCGTGATTCAATTGATTCTCAGTTCTATGCTCTTGGTGCATGGCTTGGTCCTTATCCCTACGAATGGTTCTTACACCGCGTTAAAAATGCTTCCCTTGTTTATCACGATCTTAGGGTTTTTCAGGCTGAACTTGTGAATGGGCAGCATCAATAATTCTTATTGTCATTCCACACGCATTCATAATCTTTTCAAGGATTAAGAGTTCATTAAAGGCCGTTGCTATTTCAAGCATTATCTACTCCACCACTAAGCAAAATGACAATATTTTTATCTGTCCATTCTTTAAAGTTTTTATTATGTTCTAACTTGTCATGGTATCTTTTTTCAGAATCTAGGTTAAAAGCATCTCTATCAACTAGCTCTTGATATTCTCCACACGATAAAACACTGACAGAGACATCATGCCTTTCTTTCTTTAGGCTTTGCGAAATAATACTGTTTTTTGTTTTAACTATTATTACTGGAACCTGAAAGCTCTTATCTTCGTCGTGATATCTTTCAACCCCAGACGAATAACCCACAACTTCGCCATAATAAGAGCTAGAAAAATGATACCTGTTTATTTCTACTTCTACATATGTATTAGCCATTAAATAACCTCCGTAATAATATTACAGTTATCAGTGGTTATACAGTCAATAAGATGTTTGGCGCGGTTAATCTGGTTGCTTTTTTCTTTTCTTTTTATTCTCGCAGCCCTTTTTATTTTGGCTGGCTGTAGTAATAGTTTTTCTGTTAACCGTTCAATCTCTGTGTTCTTCACCACTATTGCATCATCTAAATCCCCGACTTCCTTGTTAAGTTCTTCTATTTCATCCTTTAGTTCTGCAATCTCTTTTGCTTGGCTTGCATCCAGATCAAGCATTGTGTTCATTTTTCCGTAACTCTCTTTAAGCTCTTCCTCTTTGGCTTTTAGTTCTTGCTCTATTGCGTTAATTTCCGAGTCTAATGTAACACCGTTAAAAGAACATTCAGAATAAAAGTCTCTTAATGTTTGTATGTGGTCAATGGCTGTACTTGGCCTGTCTTTGTGTAATGGTTCAGACAGTCCACAAAAGGCTGGGGTATTACAGCAAAAGTCACCCGATGCTTTAGACTTGCATTTAAATGAATTGTTTATAATACACAAGGCAACCTTTTTCTCTTCAAAGTTTTCACAATTACAAATGTTTTTCATATCTTAATTCCCGTCTGAAATTTCATTTAAAATACCACGTTTATGTAACTCTCTGATAAGTGCTTCAACTAAAGTTCCGTATCTCCACATTGGCGCCATGCCTGCCCTATAATTTGTTTCGTGAAGATTTTTAAAGCCATTAACTATTAAATCCAATTCTGTATATTCTGGTTTTTTTTTCATAGTTTTATTACCACCGTAAACCCGTTCCCTACTTTATCGTCAACGTCTTGGACTTCTACTATTTGAGAATCCCTAAAAACTAGCTGACAAAGAAACACAAATGATTCTGTCGTGTAATATGCTTGGTGTGAAAATTCTTTCTGAACTATTGGATTAGAATGCCTTTTGGTAAGTTCAAACAACGTGGTTCTTTCCTTATCCCTGTCAAACATGCGCTCCTTGTGTGGGCATATGATAAATATATATTTCCTTGCTACTCTCTGCCATTCAAGCAGTGCCGCAATCGGATCATAAAAATGTTCAATAACGTGGGAGCTGATTACAAAGTCGTATGATTTATCGTCAAAAGGCAGGTCATCCCCCGGAGCAATAACATCAACCGGCATAGGGTCAAACCCGTATTCAACTGACCTCAAGGTTGATAAGGAGTTATTTGTTATGTCTACATTGATAGTATCAAGGCCGAAGGAATTATGGCTTGCACCGCCCACCTCTATGCCCTTAAGACCATCTAAATATTTATGCGCCAGTGCTGATTCTTTCATTCTATTTCACCCGCTATTGAACTAAATATAATTCCACACATAAATATAATATAAAAACCAATATTTTTGCTGTATTCATCATAAACCATACAACCCAAATATAGACCTAAACCATAAACCATAAAACCCAGTATCCAACATTTTAAAGTCCCGCCTAGAAAAGTCTTTTTCATAATCAACTTATTCCACTAAATTAAGTTTACCATAGTGTCACCAAGTATTTTTAAAACAGTGATTATCAATAAAACACATAGTATTTTTCTAATATCGCTAAGTATTTCTTTTATTTCTTCCATAATTTCCCTTTTTTTCTTTTCTCATTTCTCTCTCTAATCTCTTCCATTTCTTCACCCTGAGCGAACATAAGATCCGTGAGAAGTATCATGTCGTCAATGCGTAAGGCTATTTCAAGCATTTTGTATACTAGCTATCATTCTGAGTACACTTATTGTTGTTGCAAAATTTCTCTCTATATCATTATATTTTAAGACTATCTCAAGCATCACATCTCCACTTATCTTTTAATCTAAGCCCACAAATATTCATAAGACTTTTAATCTTGAATTCTTTTATTATTACCTTAACCAAGCTATTAAGGTTTATACCCACAAGCTGACCTGCACCATATAATGTGCTTTGATTAAATTTGATTATTATTTCAAGCATATATTGAACCCTTCAAACCAAAAAGCTTCCGAGTTTCCTTTAAAGAATGAACCGCGTCAGGATAATAACCCTTTGTGTTTATTTTCTTTTCAAACTGTTTACAGATGTTATATTTTATTACTATTTCAAGCATTATCCTGCTCCAAATTCAGTTAATAATACTGAATAAATATTGGCTAAAATATCAAGAATGTTTTTTTCACCCATCCCAATGTCTAGCATTAATTGTCCTGAATTAATAAATGTTTCAAGGGTTTTTGGTTTCCAATAACCGTCACTTGGTATATCTTTAATCTTTACTTTCATGTCATCGGTCATTATTACTCCTGAATTTTTAGTTGGCCTCCGTCTTATATCATCTTCAAAAAAATCTAAAGTAATTGAGTGGCATTTGTTTTCAAAAACTAACAAATTATATATAAGTGCTATTTCAAGCATAACGCCCCCTATGAAAGCAAATATTTAATCATACAAATAAGTGGTAATGCAGGAATTGCACAAATCAATAAAAAACCAAGTAAGCCAAAAAATACAGCCATTAAATCTTCCATATTAACCCCCTAATACAACTTATATGTTGTTATGCTTTTAGGGCGGGTGTGGAAACCTTTGAGGCATAAAGCATCTTATCCCTACCTAAGAATATCCGCTTTAGCAGTTTTCTTTCCGTGCCTGCCTTACAATCTTCAATTTAAAGATATACAGCCGCACAAAACGGAAGCAGGTAATTTCTTCCACACACCCCTTAAAAACATAACGTTAATTCCTTTATTAACCCGGATGTACTGCCTGCCGGGACGCTTGAAAATGTTCTATAACTGGCGGCCCTTGCCTTCTCATTGTGTCAAATATCAGCGTATATGGAGCCGGTAAAATGTGAACAGAAACACCGCTTGCCACTATTGCTTCAGGTATGCTTGTCTGGGCGGATAGCTTTTCTTTGGTCTTGTCCTCACACCTGATCCAGTTTTCAACTAACAGCTTTGTCTTTGTACAGCTTTTGAAATACATGGTCCCCATGAGCAACTCTTTATCGCCTTTATAGTGGACAGCAAAATCCTCTTCTATGGTATCGAAAAGAACCTGGTATTGTCTTACAACTGCATCAACATCAAGATAGACCAGATTATCGTTGGTTGAGTTCAGTTCCTTTTGTATCGCTTTAGGGATCTGTTGAACGGTTGCTCTATGACCGCCCAGATATGGAATACAGGTGATTGTGTGTTTAATGCCAAACAGAATCAAAGACACTTTAAGCTTAAGCATCTGTTTGTTGTACAGGGCATCGTCTGTGTGGTAGGTTACTACTTTCCAGGGTTTCATAATTTTCTATTTAACCGTTCAATTTCTTTGTCTTTGGCTTTAATTTCTTGCTTTAATTTTTTTATATACTTTCCTGCACCCATCTTTTGTTTGTGATTATTGCCGTCATCTATAAAATACTCAACCTTCCAATCGGCCGGGGTTTTACCATCATTCTCAAAAACTTGGTGATACATATTACTTTCTTTATCACGCGGGTTAAATGGTAACAGTTGCTTGTGTGGTAAATCCTCACCTCTTGCGCCACTAGAAAGATTGTCTATTAATGGTTCAAGCCTGTCATTGTCCATTTCAGAACTTAATACTCCTGCAATTTGATATGTCTGTGAACACAAAGCTCTAAGATTATTTATTTCTTCACACTTAGAATCAAAATTATCTAATAAGTTAGATATTGTTTCGTTTCTAGCTTTAAGCTTAAGGCTTAAGACGGCAATTATGCTATTTCTGTTAATAATCATACTGTCTTTGTCTTCCATCCTTCACCCCCCTAATTAGTTTCATTGATTATTGTTTCGCACTCGTCAATTGTGTTTGTTGTGTTTACATAATACAAATTACAAGCGTTTTCTTTTAGATAAATAGATACATCTGATTTTCTAACAAGATAATAACCACCCATTGTATTTTTAAACTTTAAAAAAATGTCCATGTTTCCCCTAATTGTTTTATTTTTATGTTTATCTACCACTGAGACTATACCACCCTAATTGGTTGCGAGGGCGGGATTTGAACCCACATATAAGAGGTTATGAGCCTCCCGTGTTACCAGTACACTACCGCGCAACATTATTAAACCCACTCTTATTTCTGTCTCTTAATTCTGCCACTTTACCCGGATTAAAAGAACTCACTTTCGCAAAATAACCCGTAACGCGGGTAATGCCCTCAACAATTAGACCCCTGTTTATTTCTTTTTCTAAATCATCTATGGTGATGCTCTCAAGCTTCCAGTATTCAACGGCTGTGCATCTGTTCTCGTCTTTGATATACCAGTTCAGCTGCAAATTTCTAAACAGAAATCTTTCATTTTCCGTGTCATCAATCCACTCAATATGTTTGTTTTCTTCTAACCAGTCTGTCAGTTCGGATATTGTCATTTATGCCTCGTCTAAATCCATTTTATTATTGTTCATTGTCGGCTCTTTGTTTTCCAGAAAAAACAAAAACTCTTCTTCCGTGATGTCGTTTTTAAGGACTTCACCTTCGTTAAAAAGTGTATACAAACTTTTACCGTCCAGGGTCCCTGCAAGAAAAGAATTCGTAAGTTCTTTAATTCTTTCGGTTGACATTTCTTTTGTGAAAAAGTCACGGCTTAAAACCAGTGCTTCTTTTGGATCAACAGTAACACCCTTCCAGTCTGCAGCAACTTCTATTCCCCACCTGAACATCTCTTCAGCTGTGTTTACAATAGACCCTGTTACCGACACCTCTCCGGTCTGTCTGAGCCTTACCGTTTCAGCCGCTTCCGCATCACGTTTTTGGTTTTCAAGGAGTCTGGCACCCATAGAGGCCATTTTATCTTTTTCGCTTTCCAGACCCGCGACCAACGCATCAAAGCTTCTCCCTTCAGGTTCAACCACCTTCACATCACCGCCTATAGGTAAGGCCCACGCTGTCGGGCCACCAAATTTTAGCTTTCCCGCATCCTCCTGGTCGATTCCAATAGTACAAAACTGCATTATTGCAGACCAGTGGTATTTATATCTAAGCTCTGTGTAAATCTGATAGTAGGCAATATTTGCTTTTACAATCCCGGCAATCGGTGGCGGTAAAATCTCGGTGCTTGCCTCATTGGTGTTATAGATTTTAAATGGGATACGCTTTAATGGAGAACCCTTTTTTTCCGGTACAATTGGTTCGCCGGGTATCCAATCATCACCCACAAGCCGGTGAACAACCTGCTCATAATTGTTTTCTTCATTAATTCTTAGTTCCCGGTAAACCGTTTCCGGTATCTGCTCATAGATGTCATCGGGATCACCACCATCAACAAATTCTTTTAACACAACAAATTCAAAAGAGCCGTCAAGTGCAAGCCTGTAGTTGGTTATGTTCCG